AACTATAATTACTATTACGGCAACGATACCAGCTTTAATCCAGTCTTTCATTCCCCAGTCACTCCACTCTTTCAAGTGAGCCCATATATCTTTTGCAAGTTTCATAGAAACCTCCTTTTTAAGAAGTCAATCTATAGCAAATTTTTTAAATTTGCAATTTATTATACCCCAGCAATTCCTTATCGTAGCGGAGTCATTAAAACAGTCCTTTAAAAGGTACTTTTTTAATTTGAACTTTACTTCTTTGTCCTTTTGGTCCAGCGCCTAAGTTATCGGTTTTTTTCGGTCCTTCTGCACTTGCTGTATATACATCAACAATTTTTTGATCATTAACAAATTTCCCTGCATAAGGATTTCCATCAGTAGTTACTGTCATTTTAGCGTTAGGATACATGCTTCCGTTTATATATTTTGGTTTTGGGTTATTTACTGCCATTTTATCTCCTAATGTATTGTTGGTTTAATTACATTAATTAAATCAACGGTATTAGCATCCATAATAGTATTAGCTTCGTTGTGTGTTAAATTGTCAAAATACAAAATACGAGCAACCGCCATCATAGCGCCTGCTAAAAGTATACTATCTTCACTGCTTTTGGAAGTTTTTTCTGAAAAAATCATTAGTTCTTCAAAAAAATTTTGCAGTTTTTCTTCTCCCTGCGTTATCATTAGTTATCAAATCTAATATTTTTGTTTACATCAACCGTTCTTGGGTCTTTTTTACTTTTTTCAATTTCTTTTTGTTTAGTTAAATTAACATTTGCACGTAATTGAGCAATATCTTCTTGAGAATCCATTTTTGCTTCGGCTATTTCAGCAGTTTGGTCTAATCTGGCTTGATCTATACCTAATCTGCCTTGATCCATAGTTGTTTTTCTTTCCAAATCTCCTGCTTTAAGGTTAATTTCTTGTTGTTTTAAGTCAATTAATGGATCTTTGCCGTCTTGTTGTAAAGATTCTTGTTCTTCTGTTACCATAGCTTCCGTCATTTCAACAATTCTTTCAGCTATTTTAGATTCTAAAAGTTCTTGCATCTCTGTTTGCATCTCTGGAGTTAATTGACCTCCTGCTTGTTGTTGTAAATTTTTTACTTCTTCTTGCATTTCTTGTTCTACCTCTTCTCGTGCTTGTAAAGATACATGCTCCATTATATGGGCTTGTAAAATAGACATTACTTGAGGATTATTTTTAACTAAGAAACTTGAAAAGAAAGCTCTATGTGCATCTACGTGAGCCATTTGATTTTGACGTCTAAAGGCTGTTAAAGACTGACCAGACAAAGCTAAAGCATTTTCTACGCCAGGATCTTTAGGTTGAGGAGGAGTAGGAATAGGTAAAATAGCATCAATATTTTGAACTCCCATAGCTGCGTACATACGACGATACGCTTCATACATATTATGCATTTGAGGAGCAGCTTCTGCTAGTTGTAATTGAGTCTGCGCTAAAGTTACACGTTGAGACATTGAAAATATAGTTGGATCAGATACAGGGATAATATCTATTTTTTCGTCAAAATCTGTAGCTTTTAATGATTGTAAATCTCCTTGTACTTCATAGGGATAAAGGGGAGGAAGAGATTCAGCGAATATTTTTGCTAATAGTTTAAATTCTATTCTTTGAGCGTAATGAATTCTTTTATGAATAGCAGACATAACACGCATCCCACGTTCCATTACAGCCATTGTTGTTCCGACGGGAGCGCCTGCGCTAGCGGCATCACCTATTTTTTGATCGGCTACAGTAGCGAATTCTTTCCCTGCTTGAACACAAAAACCAAGTAATTGAAATAAAGTAGGATCAGCACCTTTATAAGGAAGAGGTAATAATCCTTGTCGTAGATCTCCACTTGGAGCATCTACATCTCTAAATTCTCCCGGCTGTAAGGGAGTATCGTCGTCTTTAATTCGCAATCCTCTAGCTTTAAATCCAGCAGGAAGATTGGACAACGTACCAGCGTCGATAAGTTGACGGAGGGCTGACGTTGCAGTTCTGGATAATCCGCCGAGCATGTGAATAAGGCCAAGGCCATAAAAACCCAAACCAGGCATAAACTTATAATGGACAAAATATTGTTGTTTTTTGTAAAGAGAATCCCCTTCTTTATAGTTTCTATAAATAGATAAAACATTTCCAGAGCCTTCGTCAATAGTTATAATATAAGGAAGTTTTATTCCATCGGGATCTTCAAAACCAGGTACATCTAAATTAACATGAATTTCTAAAAGAGTATACTCCTCTGTGCTATATCCTACTTTTTGAACACCTGATATACGTCTTTCTTTTTCTTCAATTCTATCGCTGCCATCATATTCTTGTAAATCAACATCTCTGTAAAAACCACCAACTTGTAACTTACGAACTTCATTAGCTGATTTTTTTATTACGTGTGTAACTCTTTCGGCTTGTTGTAAATCTGTAGCAGAATAAGGCACAACTAAGTCATCTGCTGTTACAAATTTTGATACAGCTCTTCCTAAAGAAGAATCATAATATATTTTTTTAAAAGTAGAACCCGCAAGAGGAAGGTAGAAAAGCATTTGATCGAGTTCAGGATCATATTCTTCCATCACATGCATAATTTGATAATTCATAAATTCAGATACACGTTGAGCTTGATCTTCTTTTTCTTTAGTTTGCGAACCTATTATCTGCGTTCTAACAGGGCCACCCGCAGGTAATAATTCTTTATATGCTTGTGCTTGAAATTGAGTAACCGATTCCGCTAACAAAGGGTGAGTAACACCACTTGCGCCAGCAAAGGGCATTGTGCGTTCTTGATATTTTAATCCTAATAAATCTAATCCTTTTGTGTAAGCATCTGACCATTCTCGACGTGAAGATTTATCTTCATCATAAGAAGCTCTTAAATCACTAGCAATAACTCCTAATTTATTTTTATCAATTAAATCCGCTAAATTAGCATCAAAAGTGTCTTCTGTGATTACTTGTTCTTCGCCAATAATAGCACCACCATCTTCTGTCATTTCTATGTTAATCTCTTCATCTGTTCCAGGAATTAATTGAACTTCTTCGCCTACTATAGGAGGAATCATTAATTGATCATTAACTGTTTGCGGTTCATCGTAACCTGCTGGTCTTTCAATTGCCATTTTAGTATGCTCCTATAAGCTCTTCCACAGAAACTAAAGGATCATAATGAACATATCCCCCTGTTGCCATGTGGGTTTTAGATGGTAGTAACATCTCTGGTGTTAGTTTTATAGCATAAGCGTCCACAGTTTTAAAGTCTTTAGGTACTTCAACTGCTTTTACAGTGAAACCTTCTCCTAAATCTTCTGCATATTTCGTAGCCCTCATTAAAGCGTCTGCTGCATTATTTCCTCTACCCAACTTCTGCGTGTGTACTATTTCTCCGTCTGGAGATATAATTTCAAAAAAACGTTTCATTGACTTAGGATCTCCTACAGAAACTTTTATTATTTTAAATTCGGTATTATTAATACCAGCAGCTCGTCTTAGGGCATCTTCTAATACACTTGTATAATGTGTTCCTGAGGGATCTGTTGAATTTGGTCCTCCGTAAAACTCTTCCACTCCTACACCTTTTAATTCTTCTCCTGTTTCTTTTGCTAATGCTCTTGCCTCTAAAGAAGTATTTGTTCCACCTTTATTAAGTCCTTGACTAGAATATCTTACTTTAACAAGGTCGGCAGGACTGATTGCATACCATTGTGCAGCATTAGCGTCTTTATCTATAAACAATCTTTTTGCTGCCATATAAAGGTCGTTTTTAATAATAGTTTCTCCCCATGCTTTACGATTTTTAAAAGGAATATTAGGAAATAATTTTAATAATGTTTTTGGGTCTGTAAAAGATTCATTTATAATTTCAAGAACTTCATCACGTTTTTTTGCCGCGTCTTGAACAGTTTTTAATTGTGAAGGTTGTAGAGTACCAGGTCTTATTTTTGCAAAGTCTGCAAACACTTGATTAGACTCCTTTAAAGATTTTACATGTGCTGCAAAATCATCTACTGTTCTAAATAAAGGACGCATGATATGTTTATGCTTATCGTAAAAAGTTAAAATATCCTCATCACCTTTTCTTGTATTTAAGTCTAAGTCCCTTATCGCTAGATTAAGACTTTCTTTGCTTTTTACATTAATATTTTTAGCCATAAGCGTTTCGTAGTCTTTTTTTACTATGGCTAATTCATCTCTGTATTTTTGAAAAATATCTGATTGTATTTCATCAGCAAAAGTTACTCTTATTGGTTCGTCAGATGTTTCTTTTATTACTGCATTTGCACCATCTAAATCTTTTTTTGCTTTATTTAAATCTTTTTTTGCTTGAGAAATATTTTTTGTAGCTTGATCAACAGACAATCTACCTCCTGATCTTGAAATTATATCGTCAACCGAAGTTTCAGAAAGTTTTGTCAATCTTTCAATTTTTTTAGTTAAATCGGTTATTATTTTTGTTTTTTCAGGAGATAGCACTTGATTTGAACTTCCTGGAATAATACCATAGCGATCTGTTGACCTTGACCAGCCTATAACGTACTTTAGTGTATCATCTTCAAAAAAACCATGTGTAGAGTATGCATACGAGTTAATATCTTGAGGTAAATTTTTAGGGTCAATATAAATAACATTTTCCCTATACGTTTCTGGTAGATACCCTTTTTCAATATATTGATTAGGAAATTTGCCTTGAGTAAATTCACCATCAATATTTTCTTTTTCCGATCTAAAACCAAAAGTTTTAGATTCTATTTTTCTAACAGGGGCATTTTTTATTCTTTCAAGAAGATTTGCTTTTGTAAGAGGTATCCCTTGTTGTAGCGTTGATTGAACTAATTGAGGTATTTGATAATCCTCTATTTCTATTTTAGAAATACCTTTTGAATTTAAAAAGTTATATAAATCTTCTTCTGTTTTATAAACACTAGGAGCATTGGGATCAATAAGTCTTGCTTCTATATTAGAATAAAATCTATTTATTTTTTCTCCTGCACTTGTCGCCGCATCGGCTACTTCATCAGCCTGTGCTATACGTGTGCCTGTGCCACCTGGACGTAGTAAGTCATCAATTTTATTTACTCCTGCAACTGCCCATCCTGGTGCTTTTCCAAATATATTTTGAGCTACATCATAACTTGCTTCATCATCAAAAATAGATTCATTTTGAGAAGTAATAGCAGGAATGACATTTTGCGACTCTTCTAGTATTTCTGCCTCTTCTTTCGGATCACCGCCCATGGACATTTCTTTAGCTGGAACAGTAATGGACATTTCTTCAGGTGCTTCTTTATTCATCATATCGAAAAACATTGTATCACCAATCGTGTTTGTTTTTAACCCACTTATTTTAATATATTCGTCTGCCATTTCTTTTGCATATTCAACGACCCACTTAGGAATACTTTCAAATTTTTCACTCTTACTTAACAAATCTAAAACATCTACATCTTCAGGTTCTCCGAGATCTTCTTCTGGATTGGCTAACTGAGTCCGTAAAGCATCATCATATAAAACTTTTATAACTTCCGTATATTGAGGATTTCGTATTTCACGTGAAATATTTTCTCTATATTTTTTTTCACTGATTTTTTCTTTTTCTACTATATTATCGTCAGACATATCAGATAAAATTCTTGCAACATTTTTAATTATTTGTTGATAACCTTGTCTTTTAGCCAATTCTCCAGCGGGAAGAGATATTCCTAGTTGAGGAAGTGTTTTATTTCCTACATAAAAAATATTTTCTGTACCAGGTTTTACGGTCGCTGTTACATATTGAGTTGTACTTCCTACTCCTTTTCCGACTTTCATAGGTATTTTTATAGGTGCTTTAAGAGCGCCCCACGCACCTTTCCCTATTAAACGCAACATTTCTTTACCTTCTTTGACTGTTGGCATACCTAATAGTCTTGGAGCTACTCTTATTGCTTTTCCCCATCTACCAATATCTTTCCTCGTTAAAAGTTCTGTTAGTCGGCCTACATAACCAGGTCTAAGGAATAATGTTCCAACAGACGCAACGCTAAATCCCGTGGCCATAAGTTTTTCTTTTGTGGTAGGATCACGAGGTTCTTTTCCTTCTGCATAAAATTTGATGTCTAGTTCATCGTATAATGCAGCTAAATCATTTATACCGTCTTTATTTTCATCTATAAAGCCCTTTCCTTGAGATTCTAAAAATGAAATTAACTCCGCACCTTCATAAGCTTCGCCTAGTTTAATTTCATCTAATTTTTTTAATTCTCCTGCAACGAGGGCTGGAGGTGATAAAAATTGATAAAAATCTAAAACAACATCTGCTACATTGGCAGGTATATTTTTAATTTGCATCATTCTAATTTCTTTTTTAGAGGCATCAGAAGTTTCTTTATATTGTCCTGTTCCAAAATATCTTTCTGTGAGGATTTTATACTTACTAGATTGTCTATACTCTTGCTCATTCTTGTTAACTTCTTCTACAGACAAAGCAGGGCCATTAAATATGCCTCCGCCTGATTTACAAAAAGGAGAATCGGAGTCTGTACTACAAAATTGAGCCACACTTAGTTTTTGTCTATAAAAAAATTCCTGATCACTATATTCTGTCCTTGAACGCAAATATTCTCGTGCATCAGGAGATATATTTTCATTTTTAAAATCTATTCTATTCTCATTTTTAAATCCTTTTATTTTATCTTCTAGTCCCTGTAATGAAATAATATCATATACTGCGATTCTTTGCTCTGGTGTTGATTCTGCTATATCTCCAATAAACCCTCGATCGATAGGTTCATTAGTAACTTTATAAGGATAATCAAAACTACTGGGAAATAAAACATCTTTCATTTTATCCACGAAGGATACTTCTTCTACCTCTTCTACAGGTTCTGTACTATCAGAAGAGCCACCACCGTCAAACCCTATTACGCCGCCATCTTTTTTAAAATAAGTAGAATCTCCCATCATTGCTTCTGATATTCCTTTTTTTATTTTTTTTCCTGCATCGGCAGATACCGTATCAGGTGAAGGATAGTTTGGTGAAATAGGATCAAGAAGCCCTTCGTCTTTTATTTGATCTTTTAATTTTTTTATTTCTTTTACGTCAGTAGAATTTTTTATTTTCTTCTGTATAGCAGACTCCGCAGTATTTTTTTTAGCCGATCCTATAAAAAGATTTTGTATTGCAAAGGTTAAATTAGTGTCTTTAAGAACAGCTTTTTTATGACTTAAATTTACAGCATCTATATTAACACCAAAAGTTTTATTTAACCCTGCTATATATTGTTGAGATTTAACTTTTTCAGCTATTAGGGGAACTACTTTTTTTAAAAATTTTGGATTATTAATTTGTTTTTCAAACAAAGTCATAACTTCTTCTACAGTCTGTCCTTTATCTCTAAGTCCAT